TGATTTGCATATTTAATTTGTATACCACAAGTGTCACCTATTTTTTTATAGTGTTCTTCTTGCATTACATTTTCTTCTTTTAAACCTAATTGATTAAATGCAAAAGAATGCAACGTTTGAAAATAAGGTAAATCTTTTTTAGTTAATCCTACGTTGTCTGCTAAAAATCTATCTCTAGCTTCGTTAGCTGCTTTTCTAGTAAAAGCAAAATACCCTATATTGTCTAATGATATTCCTTCATCAATAGCTTTTTGTACTGTTTGTAATAAACTTCTTGTCTTCCCAGTACCTGGAGGACCAATTACTCTGTACTTTTTCATTAGTAATTACTCTCTTTTCTCTTCACTGGTTGATATTCTATCTGTTCCATGTGAAGTTGTGGAAGTCGACAGACCTTTAATGTTTTACCATCAACATTTAAAGAATGATTAAATTCTACTTTACAGTCTTTCTCTAATTGTCTTGCAATTCTTTCTTCTGGAATTTTCCAATTGCTACCTAGATGCTGAATAAAAGATGTAAATTTAAAGTAATGATTTCCATCATTAGTATAACACGCACCATTTTTTATTTGTCCTCGTTGTTTAGCTTGTGGTCCATTGATACAATACTGATAGAGCTCATCGTGTAATCTATCTGCAATCTGTGTGCCTTTTGGTGGGTAAATAGTTTCACAACCATTACGCCATTCATTTAATTTTGCTCGATAGTCTTTTGGTTTTAATGGTTCAAAATAAACTCCTGTCTGTTCCCAGATTAAATTTAAAACTTCTTTCTGTGTTGTCATTAATTTTGTATTAGCTACAATAACTTCTACCTTGTCATCACTAGGCATAACTACTTGAAATCTGTATTCTGGTTCTACATATTTTATAATTTGGAAATCAGTAATGTCAGGAAAAACTGATATACCATCTGACTTAACACCGAATGGTCTTGAATAACAAACACCTCGCATACATCTATCTTTAATTGGATCTTCATAACAAGTGTGTCCAGCTGTATCTTTTCTCCATGCAGCTATTTTAGAATCTAATTTTGTTTTATCCCAAGGGTCTTCTAAATAATTATAATTTGCTTTTGATACTTGATCAGGCCATTTGTCTTTGTATTTTTTTTTAGCAAAGACCATGTAGTTATACATAAACCTATCTCTACCATCATCTAATTTTGTTTTAGAACATAAGGCTAAACATGGAGGACCATCGTCAAATTCTGGATCTGCACCAGTTAGTATGTTTCTGTGTGTTTCTTCTACTAGTTTTTGTAAATCTTCCTTACTAATTCTAGATTCTTCTGCTACCTTAATAAAAGAAAGTAAATCTAGTTTAGAATTGTTCTTATCTAATGCATATCTTGCTGATTCACCATTGTTATAGTAAGGTAAATTAATAAAGTTTCCTGGTTTTGTATCTCCTTTTTCGTCTTCCTTTAATTCTTTCTGTTTAGGAAAAATTTCCGTGGTAGGTTTTAAACCTAGTGGTAACAGAAAAGCTTTTAAACCATCTATTAAATCTATGGCGGGTATAGGTTCTTTTAAAAAAATATAACAATGAAGTCCACCACTTTTGGAAAGTATTGGAACTAGTGGTAGTTTATATTGTGCAAATAATCCTAAATACTTTTCAATTTTAAATTCACCATAGTTAGGTGGATCAATATCAATACATCCAAATTGTGCAGTTTTATTAAGAGTGCAAGGTTGTACACCTATTGAAATTTTTCCTTGTAAATGATCTTTGTAATCGTTGATAGATAAGGGTCTACCTGCCCATTCGTAATTTGGTTTAATTTTGTTTTTGTCTGAATCTAAAGAAGTTCTAGACATATCAGCTATGCCAAAATCTCCTCTATAACCAGTAAATAGTTTTATAAATTCGTCAACCATATTGATCCCGGGTCGGGACAGATCCACTCTCGCTTCCCTGTCCCTATCCTCTTGCAGAGGAATCTAGTAATTAGATTCTTCTTCTACGTTAGTTTCAACAGAAGTTGCAGCTATATTGCTTTTATGTAAAGCAAGATTGAATTCTCTAGCCATGCTATAGATTTCTGCATTTTGAACTGGTCCGACTAACGAAACTGTCATTCCATGCCAAGTAAAATTACCTTGGTTCTCTACAGATTTAATATGATAAACCCTTGAAAACGCTGGCGCTGGTATAGACTTGCCTGTTTTTTTAGATACAACGAATTCATTATCCATTAAAGAATTCCAACCTCTACTAGTTTTTAACTGAGTAGTTTTTAAAGGCATCAATGCCTTTTCTGGTCGGTCTCCTAATAAAATAACAAAATGATTTGCTGTCTTGATAATTTCATTACCATTTTTCAACACATCTTTTGTACCTGATTTAGTAGTTTCGCCCATTACCTCTGGTCCCCTGTCATTATGTACAGGTCTACCTTCACTTCGTTCAAACGGTGCCCATTCTGGGTATGTCATTTTATAAAAACAAGGTATTACATTAATACCTTTTTCCCCACTATACAGTTTTTTTGTAACTGTATTGTAGAACATTCCAGCTTCTGCACCTTCTACATACTTAGCATGTTTCTTTTTAGTTTCGTAAGAACCACTTTGCAGTAGTTTTAGAAACGGTAAAGCTAAGTCGTCTTTCTCTATATTTTCTAAACCCATTCCTGAGTCTGTTTCAAAATCTAGAGTAGCTATCGCACCTTCTTTTTTGACCGTAAGGTCGCTTGCTTCTTGTGTCATGTTATTTGCTCCTTGTTATTTTTGTTTTGTTTCCCTTAAACAGGTTAAAATGTTCAGAAGGCAAGTCAAGATTACTCTCTACTCGCTCTCTGTACAATGCTTTGAGAGTCATAGGTTCAACCTTCATTTTTTGTGTAGGTTGATATCCATTCTTCTCAGCAAGACTAGCATAATCGTTAGCCTTGTTATCTTCGCCACGACCAAAGGAAACAGTGATTTCATTTTTAATAAGATCACCCAGGTCATTATCTCGAAGCCATTTGTATGCGCTCTCTCTGTTTGCTACAGGTATACTAGCGCCATAAATCTCTTTTACTTCTATAGCTGATCCATCTTGAAGTTTAAGAGTTTTTAATTTCATGTTTTCCATTATCTCAGGAATTACTTCCTCAGATATTTTATCAGCTGCTTCTTTTTTTCTTTTTAAATTTTCTTCAAGAACCTTAACTTCGTCCTCTAAAGATTGCAACTGGATAACATAATTAGATAAACTATTTACATTATCAATTTCATTTACTTGTTGAGGTGAATCTGCCTCAAACTGTTGTGTTAAGTCTTCATTACTCATCTATCTCTCCTTTCTCGTATAGATTTATTTTTATTGGATAGTACATTCTTTCTTGTCGATCCCATTTTAATAAATTATATCTTCCATTTGTCATATCAGATACAACTGAACATGCTATACCAATAATAGCGGGATCACCAGTTAATAATAAATAATCTTCTTTAGAAAAATTAATTAATTTTTTTCTTAAAGAAAAAACAATTGGTCCTGGTGAAAAAATAATCTGTGAGTCTTCTTTTAATAAGACTTTTATTTCTCCATATTTTTGAGCTCCCATAATATTAATTTTAGGTCGCCCCTCTCTTGTGCCAGGAATTTCCTGTATTACGTATACAGTAGATTGCTTTTTATTACTTACTATGTTTTCGTACTCTATTGTTTTGTCTTTCATGCTTGACAATATAAGGGTGAAAGACTATATTGTCAACTAGAAAGAAGAAAATTATGAACTATAAATTTAAGACAAAACCCTACGCTCATCAAATGACTGCGTTGGAAAAATCTTGGAACAAAAAAGTATTTGCTTATTTTATGGAAATGGGGACAGGAAAAACTAAAGTCGCTATTGATAACATAGCAATGTTGTATGATGCAGGAAAAATTAATGGAGCTCTTATTATTGCACCTAAAGGTGTATATAAAAACTGGTATTCTCAAGAAATTCCTACTCATTTACCAGACCACATAGAACATAAGGCAATATTGTGGCAAGCAACTATTAATCAAAAACAACAAAAATTATTAGATACTTTGTTTAAAACAGGAGAGGATTTACATATTCTTATTATGAATGTTGAAGCTTTTTCTACAAAAAAAGGATTAGACTTTGCAGCTAAATTTTTAAATTGTCATAGCACATATATGGCTATTGATGAGTCTACAACTATTAAAAATCCTGGAGCTAAACGTACAAAAAACATAGTAGGTGTAGGTAAATATGCTAAGTATAGACGTATATTAACAGGTTCTCCTGTAACAAAATCTCCATTAGATTTATATAAACAATGT